GACAAACTTGCTTAAGTTCCGTATAATATACTTTCTTATTTAGGAGAATACCATGCAGAACTTTTTAGACAGAATGAGTCAGTTGTACTATGAAGGTACTCCCGCTATCTCTGATGCGGAGTTTGACCTTCTAGCAGATAAGCACAACTACACTAAAGTAGGTTATTCTGTTACCGATGCTGTAAAGCACGCGTATCAGATGTACTCTCTTCAGAAGTGCTTTGACATCAACGATGCTCCTCTGCCTGTAGAAGAATGTATTGCTACTCCTAAATTGGATGGTGCAGCAGTATCTTTGTTATACTGTGACGGCAACCTTGTACTCGCTCTCACTCGTGGGGACGGTCTACAGGGTCGTGACATTACCGACAAGATGCGTCAGTTAGTTCCAACTGAGATCAATGATACTGGTCTTATACAGGTTACTGGCGAAGTTGTTGCTCCAAGTAGTGTACCTAACTCTCGTAACTTCGCTTCGGGGTCGCTCGGTCTTAATGATCTTGCTGAGTTCAAAACTCGCCCCTTAGTGTTTGTAGCATACGATGCAACACCACACCAAGCCTCTAACTATGCTTGCTCTCTTGAGATCTTGCATAAGATGGGTCTGAACGTGGTTACTCGCTTTGAAGCAGACGCTTATCCTCAGGATGGCATTGTTTATCGTATGAAGTCAAACATGAAGTACGATGCGTTAGGTCACACTTCTAAACACCCACGAGGTGCCTTTGCTCTCAAAGAGCAGGTTGCTGGAGTGGAGACCACGCTGTTAGATGTAGTATGGCAGTTGGGTAAGAGTGGAGTTGTTAGTCCAGTGGCTATTCTCGACCCTGTGGTCGTGGGAGAAGCTACAGTATCGAGAGCAACTCTGCACAATATTGAGTACATACGCGACCTTGATCTGGAGATAGGTTGTAAGGTAGAGGTTATCCGCTCTGGCGAGATCATACCTCGGATTGTCAGGAGATTAGATTGATTGCTACCTGCAAAAAAATAATTCTTGACAGAAACCTTAAAAGTGCGTATAATACTATTTCAATTTCAGAGGAATCCAGATGACCATTATCGAAGCCCCAATAAACTGCCCTAGCTGTAGTTCGGTTTTAGAGAATGTAAATCATCTTCTGTATTGTAAAAACCCACTCTGTGGGGAGAAAACTCTGAAGCTCATCGAGCACTTTGCCAAGACACTGAAGATCAAAGGTCTTGGGCCTGCATCAATCCGTAAGTTGGATATTGTCTCCCTTGAGGAACTATACAATCTTACTTTTGATGACGTTGCCCACGCTCTTTCTTCTGAGCGTCTTGCGGTCAAGTTAGTAGATGAGTTACAGAGATCTCGAACTGCACCTCTCAATGTGTTGTTACCTGCTTTTAGCATACCCTTAATTGGTAAATCAGCATCGGAAAAGCTGTCAAAAGTCTGCGAAGATATCGAAGACATAGACTATGATACTTGCCGCCAAGCTGGTCTAGGCGAGAAAGCTACAGCTAACGTGTGTAAGTGGATGGATGAAGAGTTTTATCTAGTATCATTACTACCGTTTAGCTTCAAGTTTGAGAGAACACAGACAACAAACATAACCCACGGCACGGTTTGTATTAGTGGTAAACTTACCAGTTACAAAACGAAAGCCGAGGCTCATAACAAACTACAAGAGCTTGGTTATGCAGTCAAGACGAGCTTGACTAAGGATGTCACCATCCTAGTAAACGAAAGCGGAATTGAATCTGCTAAAACTAAGAAAGCCAGAGATGCTGGCGTTCAAATCATAACTAACCTTTTAGATTTTATTGGAGAATAATATCATGGCACTACCCAAGTGGACTGACGAGCGTACTTCCGCTCTAACTGATTTTGTAGGTGATGAATCACCTGTATCTCAAGCAACTGTTGCAGAAGCGGCAGATCAGCTTGAAACCTCTACTCGTTCTATCTCTAGCAAATTGCGCAAGATGGGATATGACGTAGAACTGGCTTCTGCCAGTGCTTCACGCGCATTTAGCGATGCTCAAGAAGCTACCCTTGCAGCTTTTGTTTCTGACAACAGCGGCACTTACACTTATGCTGAAATCGCTTCTCACTTCGAAGATGGCGCTTTCTCAGCTAAGTCAATCCAAGGCAAGATTTTGTCTATGGAATTAACTGGACACGTTAAGCCTGCTCCTAAAGTTGAAGCTGTACGCACGTACTCTGAAGCTGAAGAAGCTACTTTCGTTCAGATGGTTAACGATGGCGCTTTCGTAGAAGCTATCGCTGACGCTCTTGATCGTTCAGTAAACTCTGTACGTGGTAAAGCTCTTAGCTTGCTTCGTTCAGGCGACATCGACGCTATCCCTAAGCAAGAAGTTACTAAAGGTTCCTCTAAGGAAGATCCTTTGGCTGACATCGCTGACATTGGTAGCCAGACTGTCGAAGCTATCGCAGAGCAAATTGGTAAGACCGCCCGTGGCGTTAAGACTATGCTCACTCGTCGTGGCCTTTCAGCCGCTGACTATGATGGCGCTTCTAAGAAAGAAAAAGCTTCAGCTTAATCCTTCTTAGTAACACTCAAGGGTAGACTCTTCGGGGTCTGCCCTACATTTTAGATTTGAAATCGGGAGACTTTCAAAATTGAACATCGCTAGTGCGCTCATAAAGCAAGTGCTTGAGCTTCAGGACTTTCAGACCTGGAGTGTTGCGCACAAGCATTACTTTGCAACAGAATATCATAGTCTGCATAAGATTATTGATAAGCATTGCGAAGAGTTTCATAAAGTCCCTACGATTGAAGATCTAAAGTTTGAGATTCGTGATTCAGCTACTCGAGAGAAACTCTACGCAGTAGAAGCAGTCGAGGTCGATGCAGACCCTCAGATGCTTCTCGAGTATCTGAAGAACGAATACACTCAGAAAGAAATTCTGGACTCGCTAGAAGATTATGTTGAGAACTCCGTTGCATTTGAGAATGCTCAGGAGTCCGTCAACCACTTACATCAGATCGTCCTAGACGTTGAAGATAAAGTAGATCTTGAAGACCCGCAGGAAAGTATGCAACGTATTGAACTGTTCGAGCCAGAAGAAGATTTAGCCAAGTACATGAAACTCGGTCTTAACGAGGAGTACGACTACGAAATACAGTTCTCACCTAGAGATCTTGTTATGGTTGGTGGTCGACGCGGTGCTGGTAAATCTGTTATCTGTGCAAACATTGCTAACGCAGTGTATGCCTCTGGTAAATCGGCTATGTATTTCACTATTGAAATGGATAGCCGGTCTATCCTTCAAAGATGTTGTTCCATCGCTACTGAAGTTCCCTTTGCTCGTTTACGTACTCAAAACTTGAGTGTTGCCGAGTGGGAGAAAGTAGCAGGTTGGTGGGCAGCACGTTATGTTGATGGACAAGACCGCTTGAAGGAGTATAGACAACATCGTGACTTCAATAAGTTGCACACAGCACTTAAAAACAACTGCGAGCTTCTCCCGACTCAGCAGTTGGATGTAGTGTATGACCCTGCACTTACTCTCTCCAAGATTCGCGCAGAGCTTGACAAAAAAGTCAGACCTCTGAATGTTGGTGTCATTATTGTTGACTATATTAATCAGGTAAAGCGGTCGAGTCTACCCTCTCGTGGTGGACAGTACGACTGGACAGAACAAATTGAAGTGAGTAAGGCTTTGAAGTCTATGGCTCAGGAGTATGACTGCACAGTATTTTCCCCTTATCAAACGGATGCTAGTGGTGAAGCTAGATTCGCTAAAGGTATTCTCGATGCGGCAGATGCCGCTTATACGCTAGAAACGTGGGATCACGAAGATGAATGTATTACATTTAACTGTGTGAAAATGCGTAGTGCTTCAATGAAATCATTTACCTCTCAAGTAGACTGGGATAGCCTCAAGATTGGCCCTGAAACTGCTATGACTCCAAAAGAGAAAGATGATTCCTCGCACAAAACTGGCGAATCCATTGATGATATCTAAAAATATTTCTTGACATTTTATCTTCTTTTGCGTATAATATACGGATAATTAAAAGGAGATAAAGCATATGGCACTTACATTCGGCAGTCTACGACATACACCCTCTGGTAGGAAGCGCAAGCCTTTGCCTAAAGCAAAGAAGCGTGTTACTGAGTGGAAAGCATACGAAGCCCCAAAGACTTATCGCAGAGAGACCCCAGAGTATCCATCTTTTGAGGATAAAGGTCACTGCACAGATCTAGTAGAAAAGCCACAGTTAGATAGTAAGTATACGATTGCACCTGCCTATAACAAAGGTGCATACCAAGTAATCAGTACAGAAAACATTAAGGACATCGGTAGGTGACAGTAGAAGAACTATTAACATCAAGAGATGTTTATTTTATACCCAAAGGCGCAGACGCTATCGTTAGCTGTCTTAACCCTGAGCACGCAGATAGAAATCCTAGTATGCGTATCGACAAGATCACTGGTATCTTTCAGTGCTTTTCCTGTGGGTATAAAGGAAACATTTTTACACACTTTGGTGAAAAGGCAAACCAATTACAACTAAGACGAGAATTACTAAAAAAGAGAATTAGAGAGAAAAGGTCTGAGTCGGTTGGTTTGTCCTTTCCAAAGAATATTACCCCATATCTGGGCAACTGGAGAGAAATTAAACCTGAAACATACAAGAAGTTTGAAGCTTTCCAGCATCATGACCCTGACCATATTGGTCGGATTGTATTTCCAGTACGAGACATATCTGGTCGTATTGTAGCCTTCAATGGTCGACATACGACAGGCGGTACACCTAAGTACATGATCTCGCCTGCGGGTGCGAAGATGCCTCTATACCCTGTAGTAGAGCCTATAAAAGGTTCTGTTATACTTGTAGAAGGTATCTATGATATGGTAAATCTGCATGACAAAGGACTAGACAATGCAGTATGCTGTTTTGGAACAAAGAATATCAATGAAGATAAGTTACGTATGCTTTCGATACAAGGTGTAGAAGAAGTAGTAATTTTCTTTGATGGAGATGACGCAGGACAGTCTGCGGCAAAAGAAGTAAAGGACATGGCAGAGCGAGTAGGCTTAGCCAGTAGAAACGTAGCGCTCAAGGACACAGACCCAGGAGCACTACCCATAAAATCAGTACAAACACTAAAGAGTAAATTATATGCCTAAAGTTGCATTAGTAGAAACTAAACCAAGTAGAACAAATTTTAAGAAAGAATTCGATGATGAGTTTGAGTTTGACCAGTATCAACTCTGTTCAGACCCAGGCATCAAAAAAGTACTTAAACGAGACTGCGACATCGAGATTGATGTAGACGCGTACGACTGGCTTATTCTAGTCGGTAGTGATGCACTCAAGTACTTTACCTCTGTGAATTCGGTCACAGAGTACTCTGGCAAGAAGGTCGAAGAGAAATTCCTGCCTGTTATTAACCCTGCCATGCTCGCATTCAAGCCCGAAGCACAGCGTACATGGGACGACTCTAAGCAGAGTATTGTAGAGTACATTAACGGCAATAAACAAGATACCGTAATTACTGAGTACAACGCTTGGGGTATACAAGATACAGAGGAAGCCAATGCTTTTATACGTGCTGCTATTGACGCCCCTCTTCCTTACGTTGCTCTTGACTCGGAGACAACCGGACTTTATCCACGTGACGGCCACATGCTTGGCATTAGTCTTAGTTATGAAGCTGATAGGGGTGCATACATAGATACAGAATGCTTTGACGAAGAGACAGAGCGTTTATTGCAAGAGTTGTTCGACAAGAAAACAGTAGTATTCCACAATGCCAAGTTCGATATGGCGTTCTTCGAGTACCACTTTAACTTTAAATTCCCTAGCTTTGAAGATACAATGCTTCTACACTACTTGATTGATGAGAACCCCGGTACTCATGGTCTGAAGCAGTTGTCTATGAAATATACTAAGTATGGGGACTATGAGAAACCAATGTACGAGTGGATTGATAACTATCGTAAGCAACATGGTATTCT